GACGGCATAATAGGACAAGCTATGCCTTTAACAGCAGCTATGATAGCTGGTATAGACGTTAGACCGGCTTGGTTATTTCAAAACGACAGTGGAACACTAGGTACAAATTTAGATTCTTCAGTAATATACTGTGGAGTTATGCCAGTAGACGCAACTATTAGCGTTATACTACCAGGTGTAACAGCGGCTGGAGGTGGACCACCAGTGGTTGGACAAGCTATAACTTTTGCTGGTTTACAGTCTGGATCAATAATTCCAGTGTGTGTAGATTACGTTACGGCTGTATCAGGTACTGGCGTAACTGTAGGTGACTTTATAGTAGGTAAATAGTTTAAAAACAAGTGAATATATAAATAAGTAAATGTTAATAATTAAATAAAATTAAATTATGAGTAAAGTAAAAGAAATGGTAAAAGCAATGATTACTGAAGAGCAATTAAAAACTGTTCAAGAGCAACAAGCTAAATTAACTGAAGGACTAAGAACACTAGGAGTGTTAGACGTTCAAAAACAGAATGTTCACGGTCAAATAGCTGAGTTATCTAAAGAGATAGAAGCTACTAAAAAAGAACTAGAAAATGAGTATGGTCAAGTAAATATTGATTTAAAAGACGGTTCTTATACTGAGATCGAAAAAGAAGATGAAAAATAATATTAGAAAGATAAGCATTGGTTCAGATTATAAAAATGAAGCAATGCATTATTCAGTTGGTCAACAAGTTTATGGTGGACATGAAATCTCTCATATACTTTTAGACGAGTCTGACAAATCTTATAATATACATATAAAGAAAAACAATGAGGTAATGCCGTGGAAGAAGTTTAATTCTAACATGGCTATATCTGTTGAGTATGATTTAGAATACTAATGAATAGTTTGTATGATTTTATTGTAGAACCAATTGGTGACAAATACAATAATAAAATTAAAGTTGGAGATAAAGATTTAGTTGTAAACAGTAAAGTTGAAAGCTTTAAGTTTGTAAATAGACAGGCTATAGTTATAGCTATACCTTTAGCTTTTGAAACAAACATAAGAATTGGTGATACTATAATTATACACCAAAATGTGTTTAGAACTTTTTATGATTCTAGAGGTAAGAAAAAAAGAGTAGATCTTTTTTTAAAGAAAACCTTTACTTTTGTGCTTTAGATCAAATATATTTATATAAAAATAAAGACGGCTGGAACTCTATTAATAATAGATGTTTTATAAAACCTATAAAAAACACAAACAGTCTAGTCAATGATAAAGAGCAAAGCCTTGTTGGTATATTAAAATATGGAAACAAGTCTTTAGAAGCTCTTAAAATAACACCAGGAGACTTAGTTGGTTACACGCCTGGTGGTGAATGGGAGTTCTTGATTGACAAAGAAAGAATTTATTGTATGAAATCTAATGATATTGTAATTAAGTATGAATATAAAGGAAACGAAGAAGAATATAATCCTGGCTGGGCATGTAGCAGTTGAAGAGTTAATAAAAGTAGCTAAAGAAGCAATTGTTGATTCTGGAGAAGACATAACAGCAGACAGATTAAAAAACGCTGCAGCTACTAAGAAATTAGCAATATTTGATGCTTTTGAAATATTAAATAGAATACAAAGCGAAGAAGATTTATTAAACGAAAAACCTAAAGAAGTTAAAGAAGAAAAAACTTTTAAAGGCTTTGCTGAAGGTAGATCTAAATAATGTACGAGCAAGTTTTATATAAAATAGTAAAAGACCACATTAAGCCTAAGGTTTTAAAAAGAAACAATAGGTACAAGAAATGGGAGTATGGATACAATGAAGAGCACGACGTTGTAGTTATAAGTAAAACAGGTGAAATAGGTGATGTTTATGAAATACAAAACTTAAAAATAGCTTTACCTAAAGAAACAGACGTTGTTGAGTTTGAAGAAAACAAATGGAGTTACACCAATTATCCTAAAGAATTAAAAAAAATAAAATCTGTATTTGATTGGGAAGAATATCCAGTTGAATTTAAAGAAAAATGGTATGATTACATTGATAAAGAATTTATTAGGCGTGAAGAAGGTTTTTGGTTTTACAACCAGAGTAATCCTACTTATATTACTGGTACTCATTACATGTACTTGCAGTGGTCCAAAATTGACGTTGGGCAGCCGGACTTTAGGGAATCAAATAGATTATTCTACATTTTCTGGGAAGCTTGCAAAGCCGACGTCAGGTGTTATGGAATGTGTTATCTTAAAAACCGTAGATCAGGCTTTTCATTTATGTCCTCAGCTGAATCGGTCAACCTTGCGACAATATCCACGGATTCACGGTTTGGAATATTGTCCAAATCTGGTCCCGATGCTAAGAAGATGTTCACAGATAAGGTGGTACCAATTTCCGTTAACTACCCGTTTTTCTTCAAACCGATCCAGGACGGTATGGACAGGCCAAAGACCGAACTTGCCTATAGAGTCCCTGCCTCCAAATTTACCCGTAGAAAACTTGATTCCAATGAAACCCTTAAAGAAATTACCGGTTTGGATACAACCATCGATTGGAAGAATACCGGCGATAACTCCTATGACGGTGAAAAGCTTAAACTCCTCGTCCACGACGAGAGCGGCAAATGGGAAAGGCCAAACAACATCCTCAACAACTGGAGGGTTACGAAAACAACCCTTAGATTAGGTAGTAAAATAATTGGTAAATGTATGATGGGAAGCACATCTAACTCTTTAGATAAAGGTGGAGATAACTTCAAAAAATTATATTATGATTCAGATGTTAACGAAAGAAATGCCAATGGACAGACTCGTTCAGGATTATATTCTTTGTTTATACCTATGGAATGGAACTACGAAGGATACATTAACTCTTATGGAATACCTGTCTTCGACACTCCAAAAAAAGATACCTTTGGACCTCACGGTCAACAAATAACAAAAGGTGTAATAGAGTATTGGCAAAACGAAGTAGATGGTCTTAAAAAAGACCAAGACGGTTTAAATGAGTTTTACAGACAATTTCCAAGAACTGAGCAACATGCTTTTAGAGATGAAGCTAAACAGTCTCTATTTAATTTAACTAGAATATACGAGCAAATTGATTTTAATGAAGATTGTAAAAGTGAATCTTTAATAACAACAGGATCTTTTAATTGGCACCATGGTATAAAAGATAATCCAAAAGGGGTTATGTTTGTTCCAAACAAAGATGGAAGATTTAAGATTTCTTGGATACCACCTTTGGAATTACAAAATAGATTAATATTAAAAAATGGATTAAAATATCCAGCTAATGAGCATATAGGTGCTTTTGGTTGTGATAGTTATGACATATCAGGCACTGTTGATTCTCGTGGTTCTAATGGATCACTACACGGTTTAACTAAATTTTCTATGGAAAATGCACCTATGAATAGTTTTTTCTTAGAATATATAGCTAGACCTCAAACAGCAGAAATGTTTTTTGAAGATGTTTTAATGGCTTGTATTTTTTATGGCATGCCAATACTAGCTGAAAATAATAAGCCTAGACTTTTGTATTATTTTAAAAGAAGAGGTTATAGAGGTTTTTCTATGAATAGACCTGACAAAGCTATAGCAAAATTATCTGTAACAGAAAGAGAAATCGGTGGAATACCTAACTCTAGTGAAGATATAAAACAAGCTCACGCCGCTGCAATTGAGTCTTACATAGAAACCTATGTTGGTAATTTAGGAGAATCATATGGTGATGTTTATTTTCAAAGAACTTTAAACGATTGGGCTAGATTTGATATAAATAATAGAACAAAGCACGATGCATCAATTAGCTCAGGTTTAGCCATAATGGCTTGCAATAAAAACAAGTATAATCCAATTTTTAAAAGAAAATTAGAAACAAAACCATTAGGTTTTAAAAAATATAATAACGAAGGATTTAGTTCAAAAATAATACAATAAATGATTTATACTAATTACGTAGGTTCATTTCCAAGTCAAGTAGTATCAGACGAAGAGAAGCAAGGCTATGATTACGGTTATGCCGTAGGTCGCGCCATAGAAGGTGAATGGTTCTCAGGAGACAGAGGTGGTATGGGCAATAGATACCAAAATAGTTGGTTAAATTTTCATAGACTAAGACTCTATGCTAGAGGTGAACAGTCTGTTCAAAAATACAAAGATGAATTATCTATAAATGGTGATTTGTCTTATTTAAATTTAGACTGGAAGCCAGTTCCTATTATACCTAAATTTGTAGATATTATAGTAAACGGTATGTCTCAAAAAGTTTTTGACATAAAAGCTTATGCTCAAGATCCAGAATCATTAAAGCAAAGAACAAAGTATGCAGACGCTATAATGAAAGACATGTACGCTAAAGAAATAATCCAAGCAACAAATGACGCTACTGGTATGAATTTCTTTAATAGTAACGATCCTAATAACATACCTGAATCTCAAGACGAATTAGATCTTCACATGCAATTATCTTACAAGCAATCTATAGAAATTGCTGAAGAAGAAGCTATAGAAAATGTCTTAGCTTCTAATAAGTATGAATTAATAAAGAGAAGATTAATGGCTGATCTTACTATAATTGGTATAGGCGCTGTTAAAACTGATTTTAATTTATCTAACGGTGTTACGTTAAATTATGTAGATCCTGCAAACTTAGTGTATTCTTACACAGATGATCCTAATTTTGAAGATATATATTATGCAGGTGAAGTTAAGTCTATTAGTTTAGTAGAACTTAAAAAACAATTTCCAGGATTAACAAATGATGAATTAAAAGAAATAGAAAAGTTTCCTGGAGATGCAAACTATACTAGAAACTTCTACGCACAACAAGATTCTCAAAACCAAGTTCAAGTTTTATATTTTGAATACAAAACATACTCTAATCAAGTTTTTAAAATAAAACAAACTGATCAAGGTTTAGAAAAGGCTTTAGAAAAACCAGATACTTTTAATCCACCTGAAAGTGATAATTTTGAAAGAGTTGGTAGAGCTATAGAGGTATTATATACTGGAGCTAAAATACTAGGACATGAAATGATGTTAGAGTGGAAATTGTCTGAAAACATGACAAGGCCAAATGCTAATGTTACTAAAGTTAACATGAATTATTCTATATGCGCACCTAGAATGTATAAAGGTATGATAGAATCAACTGTTAGTAGAATAACTGGTTTTGCTGATATGATTCAATTAACTCATTTGAAACTACAACAAGTATTATCTAGAATGGTTCCAGATGGTGTTTTTGTAGATGTTGATGGTTTAGCTGAGGTTGATTTAGGTAACGGAACTAATTACAATGCACAAGAGGCTTTGAATATGTATTTTCAAACAGGTAGTATTGTAGGTAGGTCTATGACACAAGAAGGAGATCCTAATAGAGGTAAAGTGCCTATTCAAGAACTACAGACATCTGCGGGTAGCGCTAAAATATCATCACTAATACAAACTTATCAGTATTATTTACAAATGATAAGAGATGTAACTGGTTTAAACGAAGCAACAGATGCTAGTACTCCAGACGCTCACGCTTTAGTAGGTTTACAAAAAATTGCAGCTGCAAACTCAAATACAGCATTAAGACATGTGATGCAAGGTGGATTATATATAACCTTAAGAACGTGCGAAAATATAGCGTTGAGAATAGCAGATGCATTAGATTATCCTTTAACTAGAGCGGCTTTAATAGATTCAATATCATCTTACAACACCGGAACATTAGAAGAATTGCAGGAGAAAACTTTAATGGATTTTGGTATATTTTTAGAATTAGAACCCGACGAAGAAATGAAAGCTCAATTAGAGCAAAACATTCAAACAGCATTAGCTTCCGGTGGTATTGATTTAGATGATGCTATTGATATACGTCAAGTTAAAAACATAAAACTTGCAAACGCTTTATTAAAACAAAGTCGTAAAAAGAAAGCCGCAAAAGACCAAGCTAATCAACAAGCTAATATACAAGCTCAGGCTCAAGCAAATTCTCAAGCTGCTCAACAAGCGATTGAAGCTGAGATGCAAAAACAACAAGCGTTAGCTGAAACAACTATACAGATAGAGCAAGCAAAAATACAGTTTGAAATAAATAAAATGCTTCAAGAAGCTAAAGTTAAAAAAGAACTAATGGCAGAAGAGTTTGGTTACAATATGCAATTAGCTCAAATGAAGTCACAAGGAGAAACAAAAAAAGAACAAGAGATTGAAGACAGGAAAGATAGTAGAATACAAAAACAAGGAACACAAGAATCTCAATTAATAAATCAAAGACAAAACAACACTTTACCTCAAGACTTTGAATCTGCTGGATTTGACGGTTTAGGAGGGTTTGGATTAGAGCAATTTAGTCCTAGATAAAGAATTATCAATTTTTAATTATATTATATTATGTCAAAAGAAACAGAAGTAAAAGAACCTGTTAAAAAAGAAGGTGACTTTAAAGTAAAAAAGAAAATACCTAAAAAATTAATTGTACCGCCAGAAACTGTTAAAATGGATTTTGCTGCAATTAACAAAAAAGAAGAACCAATAAAAATAGATTTAGATGCCGTTCAAAAGCAAAGCTCAGAGGAAAGCGTGTTACTCGAAGAAGGATCCAAGGTGGAATTGCAAGCAGTGGGACAAGGAGACGAAAAACCCGTTGAGAATGTTATTAAAGAAATATCAGACTCAGAAATAGATACTAAA